AGCTTCTAAAAGACTTAGGGAAGAAAGGAGGTTATGTAGAAGTTATTTCTTCAAACGACAACTACCACCCACTTCTTACCACTACCGTAGCAGTCTACATAAGGCCTCTAGATCATTACGAAGGTTATATTATTCCAATAAGTCATGACGAAGGATTAAACGTATCAAAAGATTGTGTCTCTGATATTCTAAAAACATACACAACACTTTATACATTTGATAAGAAAGAATTGATGTACCACTTTGTATTACCGAATGTTATAGATCTTTCCTTGCTTCATTCAATGACTTCTTACAATAGACTTGAATTACCGAGATCTAACTCAACTTGTAATTGGTATTACAATCGCTTTCATGATTTTAAAGAAATAAATGCTATAATTCCAATATCAAAGTTATTTGAGAAGTGTGAAGAGAATTATAAGTCATTACAAAAGATATTGCATATTGCAATACCCAATGGCTTTGATTTTTATAATAAAACTGCAACGTCTGTTTTCTTTATGATTGAGAGAGCTGGATTGAGAATAACCTACCAATCCTTTCTAGAATTATTTAAACCAAGTAATCCTGTTTATAGTATTGATAATAATATTATTTATACTTCGTACAATCTATATAATACGACTTCTCGTCCAACAAATGCTTTTAACTCAGTAAATTTTGCAGCAATACCAAAAGCACCTGAATTTAGAAAAGCAATCATTCCTCAGAACGATGTATTTGTAGAAATGGACTTTGATGGATATCATTTAAGACTATTATGCGAACAAATAGGATATGAATTAACAGACGAATCAGCTCACGTTCAATTGGCTAGACTTTACTTCGGTAAAGATGAAATAGCTGAAGATGAATATGCAAAAGCAAAACAAATTAACTTTCATGCCATTTATGGAAAGATTCCACCTGAATATGCTTTCCTAGAAATCTTCGATAAGATTCAGAATTATATAAACGGTCTTTGGAAGCAATTTAAAGAACAAGGATATGTAGAAGATCCAATATCAGGAAAAAGATTTACACAAGATCTTCCAGATATGCATCCTCAGAAGCTTATGAACTATATGATGCAAAGCTTGGAAACCTCAAGAAATATTCTTATATTAAAAGATGTGCTTATGTTTCTTCAAGATAAGAAGAGTAGCCTAGCACTCTACACCTACGATGCTTTTGTATTTGACTTTGATAAATCAGACGGAAAAGAAACATTAGAATCTTTAGAAAAGATAATGAATCAGGGAGGAAAATACCCTATAAAATTCAAATACAGTAGTAACCTAGTTTTATAAAATAAAAACATATTTATAAATGATACAAGATAATGTAGCGCCAGTAATGTTCGATTATGATATCGAATACAATTTTAATGCAGCCGACATGAGCAATAAGTTATTTTGTACTTTCTCTTCTGAACAACAGTTAGAAGATATATTAAGTACAATACAAAGTAAATACAAGATCATTTATAATAAAATCTTCGTTCTTTATTCAAAGAGCCAGGATGAATATATTTGCACATATAATGTGGAATTTGGAAACGTTTCTAATTTCTTAGAGAATACTATTTTAGTACATAGAAAAAAAGAATCAAATACCTTATACACAATTAATTCACTAAACCGTTTAATTGAGTCTTTAAACGGAGGAATCTTAGATACAAATTACAAAGTAAATTGGAATGATTATCAAAACTGTATTCTTTTAACAAAAGGAGCAGAATTGAAAAGAGTGAATACAAAATTATTTAGAATAATAGAATTATAGTTGCATCTTTGCAACTATTTTCTTATCTTATATAAATAAAAGTTTTAATTAAAATCAGTTACATTATGGACATTAATGCTATCAAAGCAAAACTGGCCGCTCTAAACAGCACCGGAAATCAAGACCGTGAGAAAGTAGACTTCGACAAAATCTATTGGAGACCTGCAAACGGAAAATCAACAATTAGAATCGTTCCTTCAGCTTTTAATGCTGCAGATCCTTTCACAGAATTGAAACTGCACTACAACATTGGGAAGTTCCCTATGATGTCATTGTCGAATTACGGCAAACAAGATCCAATCGAAGAATTTGTAAAAGAATTAAGAAAGACTTCTGATAAAGACAACTGGTCATTATCTGGAAAGTTATCTCCTAAGTCAAGATTTTTTGCTCCTGTTATTGTAAGAGGTGAAGAAGATAAAGGAGTACGTCTTTGGTCATTCGGAGTTAACATCTACAAAGCATTACTTGCTTTAGCAGAAGATGAAGACATTGGAGACTTTACAGATGTAATCAACGGATGGGATATGGTTGTTGAAAATACACCAGCAGCAGGACCAGGTCAATTCCCAACAACTACAGTTCGTATTAAACCTAAACAAACTCCATTATCAGATGATAATACACAAGTTGACTTATGGTTAAAAGAACAACCAAATGCTTTAGAAGTACAAACTCAGTACGACTATGAATTCATCAAGAAAAAATTACAAGAGTATTTAAACCCAGGAGAAGAAGTAGCTTCACCAGCAAACATTCCAGCAGAATCAATTGCACCAGTAGCTCCAGCTCCAGCAGCTGCAGAACCAACTGACTTAGACAAAGCTTTAGGAAGTAACAAAACTGACTTTACTTTAGAAACAGCAGTAGAGGGTAACAAAAGTACAGTAAATAAATTTGACGAATTATTCAACTAAGAATGGCAGTTAAAAAAGAAACAGCAAAAACCGCTAGCGAAATAATCAAAGGCGGTTTTAGTCTTGACAACTTCAAAAAAAATAAAGGATTTTCAAATACCTCAGTAAAGTTTAAATCTCAGGACTGGATTAAAGTCTCAGATGCTTTCACAGAAGTAACATCCCTTAAAGGAATTCCTATGGGGCATATTACGTTACTAAGAGGACATTCCGATACAGGAAAAACTACTTTACTTTTAGAAGCAGCAGTTAATGCTCAGAAAAGACGAGTACTTCCAGTATTCATTATTACAGAGATGAAATGGTCATGGCCACATGCTCAAATGATGGGATTAGAAGTAGAGGAAATATTCGATGAGGATACAGGAGAGATTACTGACTACAAAGGATTTTTCTTATATGCTGATAGAGGTACCTTAAACACTATCGAAGATGTAGCAGAATACATTCTAGACTTAGTAGATGAACAAAAGAAAGGAAACCTACCTTATGACCTATTGTTCTTATGGGATTCAGTTGGATCAGTTCCAAGTGATTTATCAGTAAGATCAAATAAGAATAATAATGAATGGAATGCTGGAGCAATGTCTACTCAATTCGGAAATAACGTAAATCAAAAAATTATGTTATCAAGAAAAGAAGCTAGTAAGTATACAAACACTTTAGTAGCTATTAACAAAGTCTGGACTGCAAAACCTGAACATCCAATGGGTCAACCTCGATTGGAGAATAAAGGAGGAAAGACAATGTGGTATGACGCAACAGTTATCATTACATTTGGAAACATTACTAACTCAGGTACTTCTAAAATTAAAGCTGTAAACAAAGGAAAGGAATATGAATTTGCTAAAAGAACAAAAGTTCAGATAGAAAAGAATCATATCGATGGAATACAGTCTAGAGGAGCAATCATTATGACAAGCCATGGATTTATTGCTGACGATAAGAAAGCAATTGATGCATATAAAGATACACATAAAGGATCTTGGGCTAACACTTTAGGGTCAACAGACTTTACAGTAACAATTGAAGCTGAAGTAGGAGAAGATGTTAGAACTGATATAGAGATGATCGATGAGTAATTATTTAGATATACTAAATAAAATCGAACAAAAACCAGACAGAAAACTAAACGACCATGTTTTAATAGTAGACAGCATGAACACCTTTATAAGGTCTTTTGCAATGCTACAATCAATGAATCCCCAAGGCCATCACACCGGTGGTCTTGTTGGTTTCTTGAGATCGTTAGGATTCTTGATGAGAACAATTGACCCTACTAGAATCATTTGTGTGTTTGACGGACAAGCTTCTTCCTCAAGTAGAAAGAATATTGATCCTGAATATAAAGCAAATAGAAATATTAAAAGGATTACCAATTGGGAACTGTTCGATGATAAAGAAGATGAGTACGCATCAATGACTATGCAAATGCATAGACTAGTAGAGTACTTACAATGTCTTCCTATCAACTTAATCTCTATAGACAAAATAGAAGCAGATGATACTATATCTTATCTAGCTCAGAAGTTTGGAGCTAATAATAAAAAGGTAACAATCGTTTCTTCTGATAAGGATTTTTTACAAATAGTGGACGAAAATATAGAAGTTTATTCCCCTATCAAGAAAAAAACCTATGGAAAAAAAGAGGTACTAGAAGAAATAGGTATGATTCCTGAGAATTATCTAATAATGAAAGCACTTTTAGGTGATAACTCAGATAACCTTACAGGAATAAAAGGATTAGGACCTAAAACACTTATAAAAGAATTTCCGGGATTAGTAAACAAACCGGGCTTTTCTTTAGAAGATATTTATGAAGTTTGTGAAAAAGGATTACAGGATAAGAAAGTTTTTGCAAAAATCATATATGAATGGGAAAAGGTAAAAACTAACTATGAATTGATGAATCTTTTACAGCCAAGGTTGGGAGATTACGAAATAGTTCATATATTAGATAAGATAAAAGAGCCAACACCGGCATTACAGGCTGTTACTTTTTTAAACATGTTAGAGGCAGATCAAATCGAAGCTCTAAACAAAAACGTAGAAGGATGGCTTGAATTATTCAGACCGCTTTCAACATATAAAAAATAAGTTATAATAAAATAAGTTACATGACATCATTAGCAAAATTATCTTCCTACGGAAAAGGATTCCAGTTAAAAGTATTAGGAGCATTATTAACAGACAAGAAATTTCTACTTAACACAAGAGATTTGTTAAGGCCAGATTACTTCGATTCAGATGCACATAAATGGATTCTAGAAACTACAATTAAGTATTACGACAAATATCATACTACAATTTCATTAGAAGCATTAAAAATCGAATTACAGAAAGTAGAGAATGATATTTTACAAGTAGCAGTTAAATCAGAATTGAGAAATTGTTATGAAGCAACTCAAGAAGATTTAGCATACGTTGTAGAAGAATTTACTACCTTTGCCAAAAACCAAGAACTTAAAGCAGCATTATTAAATTCAGCAGACCTTTTAAACCAAGGAGACTTTGATGGTATTAGAGGATTGATTGAAAGAGCTATGAGAGCTGGTATGGATAAGAATATGGGTCATGAGTACAATAAGGATGTAGAGAGTCGTTATAGAGAAAACTATAGACCAACTATTCCAACACCTTGGCCGATTATGAATGAGACTATTGGAGGAGGATTCGGACCTGGAGATTTAGTTATTATGTTCGGTAATCCTGGAGGAGGTAAATCTTGGACGATGGTTGCAGCAGCAGCACATGCAGTACTACTAGGTTACAATGTAAATTACTATACTTTAGAGCTTGGAGAGGATTATGTAGGTAAACGTTTTGACTG